TTTTTAATATTGAAGAATCGAAATATTAAGGTTCGATGAAACAAATAAACCTAAAGACGAAATGAAAGTAAACATCGGGTTACTAAGTGAGTGTGAGTTCAGAGAGTGACTTGAGTACGTCATCAAGAGTCGTAGGCTTGTGGAAAACGTTCGGTGGCCAGTAGCGGTCGGCTTCGGCTTGAGAGCGTTCTTTTGGTGACTTCAGGTAGGTCGTGACTTCGAGATAGGTCGGTAGTCGATCTTCCAATTTGAGATAGCCCAGAGTGGGGGCTAAGTTGGGATCAAACTTTCCGAGGAAAGCGCGAAAGCCAGACTGAGTCATGGCAACTCCGTTTGAATCTAAGTAGTTGAATACGTCTTGGCAGAAGCGTACAACTCTAGGATTGCGGTAGAGAGTGGAGTATAATATGCCTGCGCATCGGGCTTTGAGAACGGAGAGACGGTAGTCGTCGCGTTCGGGGTAGAGAGCCTGAGCGAGTACACGGATTGTGTTGCGATACGGTGAGCCAGTGAAGTTCCTGTAGGATAGTAGTTCCACAAAGTCAAGCGAGTCATGAATTTCGGTAGCATCAAGTGAGAGCTTCGCGTCGAAACGGAAAGCTGCACGCTCTTGAATGAATTCAATGAGTGGTTGGCGTTGGTTAGCAGGTAAGTGCTTAAGGATGGCGGATAAGTTGTCATCTCTCATAAGTTTGAGAAATTGACGGACATTGACAGAGAAGCCAGCGTCTTCAAGACAGCAGATAATCATCAATCCATCGACTTTTGAGTCGAAGTACTGAGTTCTGAAGATTCCTGAGGGCATGACGCGGTCTTTGCGCATGTATAACTTGCCGTCGGGCATGAGTAGGGGCATAGAGAATGTTGCATAGATTGTCCAGAGATAGAGGTTTTTCATTTTCTGAGGGTTGACATAGTTCTTTCCTTCCGGATAGGATTCGGTTGGATGGTAGTGAGAGAAGTCATAGTAGGACATGTCTGCGAGAGCAAACAGCCAGATGAGAATGAACATGAGGCGATGGTCAAATTCTGACCAGTCGGAGGACAAGATGAAGAAGCTTTTAGCTTGACGGAGATGAGGGCGCCATTCGGAGCGGATTTTGGTCCAGCCTCCATTTATGGTTTCATATTTCCAGAGAAGTGGGGAAGTTCCTTCGTTGAGGTAGTAGGCGAAGAGAGGATAAGCGAACATAACTTCGGGAATGATTGTGACATTTCCAGTGAAGCAGTTTCCAATTTTTATTTTATGGACGATGGGGCG